GGCTTCTTTTAGCTTGCGATTGAGAATCGCTTGGGCTTGTGCTGCACCTCGATCAAAAGCATCTTTCACGCCTTCGATCTTGCTGACTTGCAAATCGCGTAGCTTTTGAATCGGGAATCGCTTCTTTCCGACTCGCTTGTAAATGTTGCGTCCTAGCTTTGGAATCTTAGGCCCGAATGCACCTTCAAAGACCATAGCAGGAACACCGCGAACCATTTCGATCTCAACTCCCTCGACTGTTTGCCGAGCCTTGAAAGCTCGCAAAGGAATTGTGAACGTGTCGTCGATCTTGAGCAATGATTCTTTTTCAAGTAGGTTGTCGATCAATGTTTCGTCAACACAAAACTTGCGTAATTCTTCAACCTTTTCGACGACCATAGCCGTTGCTATTTCGCGCTGTGTCCTAGTCCTGATTTCGGTCGTCGCTTCCGTGTATCGCCTGTCGAATGCTTTCTCTAATCCGTCTGCGTAGTTCAATACTCGCTCGGATGCTCGGAGTACATTTTCTTCGTGTGTCACGATGTCGAATATCATTGCCTTACCGCCTTACCGTTGGATCGTCCTCTGATACTCGATAGGTGACAAGCAGTTGAATGTTGGCACCGTCAACACCTCCATCGGAAGTGAAAACGATCTGTGGCCCAAAGTTGGCGTAAAGTGCATTCCCGTCGAACGTGTGCCAACTGCTTGCCGGTTGGCAGATGCACTTCCGAACATCGGATGCAAATTGATTCAGTAACGTATCGATCGCGTCTTGGTTTCGCTCCGATGGCATCAAGATCAATCTGATATTGAATTGCTGCGTCAGAGCAACCGCTGGAGGATTGCCTGGGCAGGATAACTCAGGGACGGAATTGCTCACGCCCTGAGTAATGATGATCTGCCGATCTTTCGGAGTGTAATTAGCGAATCGCGTAGGTCGTTTGACCTCTTGAACATCAGTAGGGTATGTAGCCGAATCATCGACCATAGCCGATAGCCTGGTCTCCAATTCTGCTGCAATTTCCTCGATGATCGCTAACGGCACTCTAGCACCAACATCCCTTCATCATGCTCGACCAAGCGAACAATCGACCGCCTGTCGATCGGTTCTCCGACTCGCGGAGATAGACCGATCTGATCCCCGCCCAAGTCTAATTCATCGCTTGCGATACCTTCGGCCTCATCGTTTGAAACGTGGATGGTGAATCGTGGAGTCACCAAATCCGATGCCTCTGGAAATTGCAAAGAATCATCCCGCACAACCACCGCATCAATCTTTCGAGACCGACCGTTCCGCTTGTAGTAAACGATCGGCTCTGCAAAATCATCGGGGTTGGCGAATACCTTCTTAGCATCCTCTTTGATGAGATCGTGAAGGCTCATCGGTTATCGCTTGCACTCGACCGAGACGTAATCAACCGTCACGCTGTTGACGTTCGTGCTGGCAGTCTTGCTGATCTGGACAAACGGTTGAAGCGATCCGGTTGCAGCCGACATCGAGAAGGTCGTTGTCGAAGCAACTCGAGCACCGTCGATGTAGAACTTAACGTCCTGCTTGCCGCCAGTGAAGTCGATAACGAATTCTTTGTAGGTCGCAACCAACGAAACGCCTGATGCCTTGTCATCGTTGTCGGTCGTTCCGTCATCGCTCTCGCAAACAACAGCATTCGAGCCCGCAAGCTTGAATTGTGCGTTGTTGGCTGTTGCGTCTGTATCATCGTTTCGAGCCGACTGCAAGCCGAAAGCCAAGGTGGTAGCAGCATTGAGAGATGCAACCGTCTTGACGATGAAAACAGCTCGCTGGATGTTGTCGATGTCGAAGCAAAGCTTGTCGCCGAAGTCCAAGCAAACATTCTGAATTTCGTTGGCACTATCGAAGGTCAACGCGATTTCCCCGGTAGCCGATGGGCTTACCGAAGCATAGGTTGGAGTTCCGCTAGAGGAGGTGTCGGTAATCTTCCAATTGCCTTCGCCGACAGTCGCCGCGTAGGTCTTGCCGCCGAAGAAATCATCCTCGAACTTGGCATGGTTAACAAATCCGCTCATGTCTTATTTTCCTTTTTTGTTGTGTTGTCGCTGTCAAAGAAAGCCCTGGCCATCGCCGACCAGGGCTGTAGGTCAATCAACCGGACTAGGTACGGTTGCCGAAGATACCTCGATGGTCGATCACTGCTGCGGCCATCGATTGACGGACGTAGTAGTGATAAGTGTCATTGTCCTTGTTCCATTCGGACTCAAGCACTGGGGCTTCTTCGCCGTTGAGGAACGTGATTTCGACGGTATCGACTTGAGCGTTGTCGGCGATCGCATACCAGTTGGTCGCGCTGTTTGCATCTAGCAAAGCAGTCGCAACGACTTGTAATGGACGAACGCCATTGACTCCGTAGATGTTGATCACGCCTTCATTGCCGTTGCTCTGAGCGTAAGACTGGCTGTTAACTAGTTCCAATGCGGTCGCTGCGTATGCTTGCGGGACAAGCAAAGTGCGAGGCGAAAGGTTCAGGTAAACATCGCTGCTGAGACCCTTTTGCAAGGACATCAGCTTGAACGCTTCGTTCAAGGTCGTAACGCTTGGAGCAGCAACCGAAGATGCAGTGATGTTAGTGCCGCTTGTGTGCGATGCACTGAACAAAGCGAAGCCGTCGGCCATCGTTGGGTTGGCAAGCAAAGCATCGTAAACGACCTTCTCTTGCGTCCTTCGTGCTGCGTTGCCGTGCATCGCTGGGATGCGAGACAATGCGTCAAGGTCGTCGTTAACAACAGTTTCCCAAGAGACTGAGAACTTCTTACCGAACTTCTCGACCTTGTAGGATCGCTTGGAATCGACGACTTGACCCTCAGGGTATGGAGCCCCTTCGGGAACCATTTCGAGGTTTGGAGATTCGCCGAGCTGAATGCGGTTGATGTTTTTGAAGTCATCGACCGATTGAGCTTGACGAGCCCACAAAGACCAAGTGTATGGAGCTTCTTCGTAAGCCGCTCGGAGCGTCTTGCTAGCTGCATCTAGCAGGATGTTTTGAAAGCTTCCGGTCGTGTGGTAGGCTTCCATCGATCGACGAATGTTGAGTCGATTGAAAGCCTTATCTTGACCCATCGCCATTCGAGCAACGTCGGCTCGACTGTACTTCTCTGGATTGATGCCCATGCGACGAACGCACAATTCAGCAAGCCGATAGATTCCGAGGTTGCGGAAATCTTCCGACCCTTGAACTTGCGGGGCTTTTTGTTTGACAGTCCCTTGGAAGCATCGCTGAATCAATCCAGCCTTAGCTGCTGCTTCGAACTTGTCATGCTCCGACTCGGTAACGCGAACATCGCTGCCGACAGTCTGTCCGATTGGGGAATTGCTCATCTTTCGGATGATCCTTTCTTGAGCGTCTTGCACAGAACATCCTGACTCGACCAGTTCATCCACAAAGGCACGCTCGACCTTTGCTAGAGTCCCCGCCGAGATAATTGCCTTGCGTCGTTCGTCAACTGCTTTGAGTTGTCGAGTCACTTCCTCTTGTACCTTCTCATCCATTCGCATTGCCTCATCTTCGGGCTTGCTTTCTTCGGCCCTTGCCATTTCTTCGGATGGCTTATTGCCATCCATCAATTCAACTTCAAGCGATGGCTTTTCCATGTGGTCTGCCATCCACTTGATAATCTCGCTCGCATCGGTCATCCCTTCTGGGAGACCAAGGGCTTTCAACTGAGCCATTAGCTCTTCTGACATGCCTGCCTGCCTTTCTTCTTGGTCATAAGACCGTCGAACAGTAGAATTCGGATCTGCGCCCGTTGCACAGATCGAAGCGTTGTGAGGTTCCCATGCGGTTACTATTTCCGCTGGCCCCTCGATCACCTTGCCTTGTCGGGTGGTGTACGTTTGACCCTCTTGAACAAAGACCCTCGCTAGGATCTGTGCATCAATCGAGAAGTCGTTAAGATGGCCCTCGTTGTATCGAGTCGCCACAATCTGAGATTCTTCGTCGGATGCGAATGACGCATCACCAACGAGCGAACCATCTTGAATCGAGATATTGCGGATCGAGCCGAACACGTTGCGAACCGTCTTATCGTTGTGCGAATCGACGATCGGTAGTTGGTTCTTGCCGTTGCGGAATTGCACTCCATCCATCAAAAGAACTTGACGGATCGTTTGCCGACGATCTTGATCGTAGATTTCGATTGGAGTCTCTGTAGCGATGACCGCTTTACCGTCTTTTGGTGCCTGAAATGCTCGCTGGATCTTTGGCACCGAAGCGATCCTTTCAACCTTGTCTCTTGCTTCCATTTGTCGCTTTACCTTTGCTGACCAAGAACGACCCGCATCACCTCCCCAAAGAGCCCAAGCGATCCGACCCGCTGACGGAAATCCTTTTTGACCTGGCTTCCATCCTTCGCCCTTCTTGTCCACTTCGTGACGAGCAAAGTAGCTGACCATGCGTCCGATCGTATCGGGACTGATCTCTTTGCCATTCGATAGGTCACGAGCCCTAGCAACGCCGACCGGAGTCCCGCCGCGATTGTGTTCGCGCCTCCATTTAAGGCCCTGCTTAGCTTCCTCACGCACTCCCTCGGGAGGTGTAAAGTCAATGCCGTCATACTTTGCACGCTCGACCTGTTCGCTTGCGTACAAAGCCGCGATCTGATCGTTAGCGTCGGCCTCGCTTGCATGGCATCCCATAAGCTGACGTTCGTCACTTTTGAAAACGCCCCAAGGCTTAGCAATCGGGCAAGCCGCTGTAGTCTTTGCGTCATAGGGCATTGGCTACCTCGCTAGCGACTACTTGAGCCTCTGAAGGTGTTGCCGATGCCGATTGAGCCGCCGAAATCGCTAGCTGTTGTTCTTGTGGCGTTAGCAAACCAAGCTTTTTCTTGAGTGCGTTCTCTTTAGCTCGTTGGTACATTACCGCTCGCCATGATCGACCCCTTGCACCTAACTCGGCTTGGTAGTCGCTCATAAACGATTCGATTGCATCCTTAGCCGCTGCCTGTTCTGTTGCCGGATCAACCCATTCCCACTCAGGAGTCATCCACTCAACAGGGGCAAAAGTGCGACGGTCACTCAGTAGCTCGCTGGAGGTGGGAAACGAGGGTAGGGAACTGAGTGCCGCCGCATCGAGAAAAGCATCCCAAACGGGTTGAAGCAAATGTCGGATCAAGTATTTTTGCCAACAACGGAACCGACGACGATCTTCCAATTGGCTTGTTCGCGATGCACTGTAGGTTGTCTGGCTGTAGTCTCTTGCAACCGTCTCATAGGAGAGCCCTGTACCGACTGCGATCTGCCGGAGGATCAAAGCGATCCAAGGCTCTGCCGCTGAGTTAGGACGGCCAGGATTGAGCCCAACAACATCCTCACCAGGGCGAAGCTTCATAATCATCGCTGGCTCGACATGTGTTAAGCTATTGCCTGCGGAATCGGTGTTTCCGATTCCATCGGGATCTATCATATTCCCAAGTGGTGTATCAGTCTTGATCGCCACCGTGAAACAACTTGCTACCGCCGAAGCCTGTAGTTCGTTGTCAAGATAAGTACCAAGGTCACGCACCGGAGTAACCACCGGAGCAAACCAAGTCACGCCCCGCGTCTGGCCGATGCGATCCTGCCTGTATAGGTGCATGATTTCATGGGCAGGCACTCGCTCGGGAGTCCTGGTTACTGCGTATGGTTGCAATGGGTGATCTTTGTAGACCCAGTAAGCAACTGGCCTACCAAGATCGTCAACCTCAACCCCGCGAATGATTCGATTGTCACCAGCCGGAGTCAGTCTTGCTGCGTAGTTGTCTTTATCCCCGGCAAGCCTGTCAGCTTCGATCAATTCAAGAGCCAATGGCACTGGACGATAAATACCTCGATAGACCTTGCCCGGCGTTCTAATGAGCCGTACAAGCACCTCTCCGGCCTCTACCATCTCACGTTGGCAAATAGCCTGGATTTCATCGAGAGTGTATTTCCCGTTTACGTCACAAACTTCCGCCCACTCCGACCAAACCTTATCCCGCTGATCATTGATCGATTCGATGTCGTCACCGCTTGGAGTCTCATACTGGCTCTGGGCCTTGATGCCACACCCAACCACCGATGAGACAATGGTATCAACCACGCCCCATGCGTAAGCATTGTTCCGCACCAAGTCCCGAGCCCATGCCCGAAGCGTATCAGCCCCAAATGGCCCTGATAGCTCCATGTCTGCTGGATTGTTCTTTGGCTTTCGACTCGATGAGATTCGCGAAGGTTCGGCCCCTGTAAAAGACCTGAGCACCTTTCGAGCTTGAGCCCGTCGGAGTCCCGCTGTAGGGCTGATAGCCGTGATAACAGAATCGAGCATCTTTCCGATCATCGGCGAGCCCTCGACAATCGACCGAGAGTAACGCCACCGGAACCGCTTTCACGCTCGACCTGTTGCTGCAACATCCGTCGTTCTTCAAAGAGCGACTTTAGGTCAAGCTTTGTAACCGTCCTTGAGCCAATAGAATACTGCTGAGCCCCTCCGGTAACGAGAGCCTCAATAGCTGCGTCGATGAGCGTTAACAGACTTGCCGCTGATGCCATGCAACAAGGATTGCATGACAAGCAAACATTCTCAATCGTCTATAGCGACTTGTTACCACGCCGATGGTAAACCGCTTACTATTCTTCCACTTGCTTGTACCGATATCCGCAAGGCTTCCAACCGCAACGGATGTAGCGAGTGTTGCCCTTCGTGCAATAGACCCGACTGTAGCTAGATCGTGTCGGTCGCCTTGCTGTACACTGAACGCAATCGCGAGGGCGAAACCTTGGCATGGTCTCAGCAATCGATTCTTCCTCTTTGGTTAGAGGGCTGATTTCAGGATGCGGTATCTCTTGAGGGTTGCGGTCTTCGCAAGGGACAGGGCTTTTACTAACTTCCTTCATCGCTTGCATGTAGATTCTTGCTGATGAGTAGTTAGGGCTTTCGTGACCAAGAGCATCGGCAGAAACGCCTAGCGATTCAGCCATCTTTCTAGCGATCTCGCCCACAAACTGTTTCGTGGTTTGCGTTGGGTTTTTCGGGTTGATAGGCTCTGGATTAACCTGAGGATCTACCCGTTCCCGCTTGGTCGTCTGCTGCTTTGGTTTCTTGCTCATATCACCCTCTCCGTTTTGGAATCCACCCGCCTTGCCGTTGCCGTAAGTTGCGTCCGTGCTGGTACGCCTTTGGAGCCTGCTTAACAGGCTTAGGTTGTTCGCCGCTAACGTGCTTCGGTTGCACCTCGATTTCACTTGGAGCAATCAACTTGACCCCGCAAGCCTCACTAGCCGCCGCTGCCATGTAGGTCGCATCGAGCCAGTGATTA